AACTGCTGTTGCAGCTCGATGTTTGTTTCTACGGCACGCTTACACCTGGCGGTTAGGCCACCATCCAATGGCATCGAAAACGTTGCTGTTATGCCGAAGTTGACTGATCTACGGTCTTTTTCAAACCGTGGCATTTCTGAGTAGTAGAGCACCTTGCCGGGAGAATCTGGTTCGCCGTTATCGTCTGCATCAGCACTTGAGTAGACAGGTGTTCTGGTTACTGATTCATGAGGTAGATCAAAGTTTCGGCTAGATGTGACAAACGGACTGAGCGATAACGTAGGACCAGGGCATTGAATACCTTGACTCATCCGATAAATAGGATGTGGTCCGGTCATCATCTGATAGGCGTTATTAACCACTGACCCGCTTGATGTACTCGATGGATTTGCCACTGTTGTGTTGGCTTGAACCGGTCCACCTAATGCGGTAATTATTGCGAGAACACCGACTGCGACTCGGTTACGCTTTCGGTTTGGATGGTGCGTTGGATCGTAGTTACTGCATCTAAGCCTGGGGCCATGAATGATTCGGTAAGGCTCCAGCTTGCGCCAGGATTGATCACTTGCCATTGGGGCTTGGTTTCAAGGTTTGGGCTTGTCCATGAAAAGTTGACTCCACCAACTGTCTGATTGTTTGTGACGGTAGCGTCAGGCGAGATAGGAATATCTCCAACAGTTTCGACATTATGGCCTGCCGCTGAGTAGCTGTAACCCGTCCGAAAATTATGGGACGTAATTGTTTCGTTGATGATCGTGGTGGATTCTGATCTTGAATTAAGTTGACCCTGAGTGAACTGCGGCACGATTGGTGCGGCCAAAGCAGAGCTAGGCAACAACAAAAGCAGCAGCCAAGCTCTAATCAATTTCAAGTGCCATCTTGTTAGACAGGATTGCACTTGTACCCGCCCCACCTGCTGTAATTGTCATGATTCCGCTTGATAGAGCCGTTGCAGCCAAGGTCGATTTCACGCCTCCAGAACCAGTCACGACTTCGCCGTATGTCGGAAGGTCGTCAACGGTGCCAGTGGTGGTAGTTACTGCAGTAGCTGCACTTATCGTGTCACCGATTACGGCTGACTCACTAAATGAGAAAGCCGAACCGGAAGTAGTCACCGCGTAATTCGTGTCAACCATGGCTGGAACGCCAGTAGTCAGGCTGCCAAGATTCAGACCGCCAATAGCTCCACTGGTTGTAGTGCTACCACTGGTGACGCTTGGTGTCACATTTGAGCCTGATGCGCTGTAGGTAGAGCCGATTCGTTTGGCTGAGCTGTAAGCCTGGTCAATGCTGATCTGAGCTGATTGCGTCAAGACATGATTAATATCAGCTAGCGCAGGACTTGCCGCAAAAAATGTTAGACAGGATACAAAGAAAAAACGTCTCATTTTGGCTTGGACGTAGTTGTTTCCTTGATTGTAGGGTCTTCTTTCTTCTTGCCATTGGCGCGTTTGATGTTGACGCCGAAGGAGGTCATCGTTCCAGTAAGCAACGAAGCAGGAAACGTTGGATCCATCGCTTTGACATAGCCAAGATAGTTAAGGCTGAGCATCACAATTGACCATGTCAAAACAGCTAGCTTTACGAAATCCGCCAAGGGCGTTGATTCCGGCTCTTGCTCTTCTTGCTTTGTCTGTTCTTCTGCCATGATTGGTGCAACGCTATTGGTCGAATGGTGGTTGAAATCTGGGCTGCTGTCGCTGGTGCGTCAATAGGCGTAGCGGCTTCCGGCATCAAAGGTGCCAGCCGCGAAAGCCAGCATGGGAGGGATTCTCTGGTGCGTTTGACCTCGGCTGTCGATAATTTAGCGTCACGGATGGATGTGCTCCACGCTGATCTGAGGGTTAGGGATCAGGAGTTATTTTCTCGAATCTCAGATCTAGAGCAAAATGTTGCACGACTGGAAGGACACGCCAACAGGAATTAGACTTTTTGCACACACAGTGATCTCATGGTTTTACTGCTAAAGCCAATTCTGTTCGGATTCATCAAATCAAAAGCGGTAAAACAGTTGTTGCTTGACTGTCTGGTCAAGATCAGCGAGCAGACTGATAACGAGCTAGACGATGTGGCCTGCGCGTATTTGAAGAACCTGCTTTTCCCAGCCGAAAGGGTTGAGAAGTAGTTTCATGCCATCTGTATTGGCTGTCGTGATCAGCGTCTTGATCGTCGTGTTTGGTAGCGGCGCAATGTTCATGATCGGTTTTGCAGCTAGGCACACGCCATGTTCTCCGGCATTATCCCAATAGTTTTGCTGTCAAGCATTGTGTCGCTGAGTTTACTGCCGTTCTTCAGATGGTTCCGGGAGACTCCGCACCAGATGGCAGCGATTAAGCAGTTAGAGGACTCGCTGCTAGAGAAAGATCTGCTGAATGAGGACGCGGAGTGGTTTCAGACCTGGAAGACCACTGGCCGTAGCGAACAGGTTTATGGAGTTCCGTATTACAGCCAGTTAGACAGCCTCACTGGCTACGGCTACAGAGAATGTTTTGATGCAGCGGCTGCGATGGTTGCTGCGTTTTACCATGCCACCAATGGTTTAGACGATTATCGGCAGGTGCGCCGAAGGTTTGGCGATACAACTGAAGTTCATTCTCAAGTGTCTGCGTTGAGGGCTCTTGGCCTAGATGCTGAGTTTCGCAAGAACATAAGAGTGGAGGACATCGAGATTGAGATCGATGCTGGAAGACCACTAATGGTTGGTTGGCTTCATCGCGGTAACTTCAATGAAGGCAAGCCTGCCGTTTGTGACAGTGACGGATGTGGTCATTGGAGCGTAATCGTGGGGTATAACAAAGACGATTTCATCGCCATGGATCCGATGGGCAAGCCATACATGGAAACTGGCGGCCATAACCCCAAGAAATCAGGAGAGCTGATCAGAATGTCACGACCTGCTTTCTACCAACGCTTTTTGATAGAGGGTGAATCAAGCGGCTGGGCCATATTTGTTGATCGATGAGCGTCAGTAATATCAGCGCGTTTTTTTACACCGTGGTGGTCTCATGTATGCACCCGTTGAACTGGGAAGCTTGTTTACCCGTGCATCAGTGGCTAACTCCTGCAGCGCATGATTACATTCGGTTCAGGACAGAGGAGGAACCTTATGCTTCCGAAAAACGCGCCCTCGAACAATTTCGACTGGATGGTAGTCGAACAAAGCCTTGAGGAAGAGTTGAGGCTAGAACGCAATACTCGTTTTATTGAAGACTGCGAAAACCTCGACGTTTTGTCTCAGCTATGCGTGTCGCTAATGCGTACACAAGCGCATCAAAGCAAATTGCTTAAACAGGCGGTTGGCCATATTGCCCTGATGGAGGCCGTCTTTTATGACGCAACGCAGAAGCCCTGAAAGCTTTTTCTAATGCAGTCAGCTTTGGGTTGGACTCGTGCATAGTCTCAATCACACGGTTTTGAGCGGCACTTATGACGTCCATTGGGCGCGTTGTCCAATTTGGATTTGCGGCCATGGCTTAATTACTGAGGGTTGGTCTTGTCGCAGTTATAGAGGCGTGTCAGATAGTTGTACAACCATCGGGCTTGCCAATCCTGTTCGTGGTAACGCACACAACCGGCTGCTTCTATACGCCAAATCAGCTTTCCGTCTTTTTCGACCTGCTCAATGGTTGGCTTCATCTCAAAAGAATAGGCACGGTGTTTAGCCGTGCCCATTGAATCAATCAGAAATCAGCTTCTGCTTGTGGTGGCTTTTGATCAGAGATTGCCATCAGCAAGAAGTCGTTACCGGCCTTGCTAACGCGAGGGCGAAGGTTGGCGCGAAGTTTTACGCACTCTTCCCCTTTTTGGTTCTCGGTGCGTTCTGCAGTCTTGGCCCATTCAACTAACTTGCGAAGTTCAGCCACAGGCACTTCAGATGAAGCCCAATAAGCACCAGCAGTTTTTTTGTCTTGGTTGCAGTTGAACCAAAGTGTGAATGCGTCGGGAGCGAAATCAGCCATTGGGTTTTTGGTTGCGAAAGAATTGAGAAATGATCAGGCTTAGCGCCTGGTTTTGGTTGTAGCCCCGAGACTTCATGAAGTGCCGGACCGACATGGCTAGATCAGTGTCCAGCCG